ATTTGGTTAAGTTGGTTCTCGGTCATAGGCCGACCACTCTCAAGCATTACCTTGCCTTTTCTAGCAGCTTTCATGGTTTTAGCTTCTAACTCTTTTGCCTCACGCTTAACCCTAGCGATCTCACGATTTGCAATAACTTGATCATTACGCAAGTCAGCATTCATTCGGTCTGCCATCTGCTGTTGCTCACCCTCATCAAATGTTGGGGGTAGCTCAATGCCATCTAAATACTCTTGCCCACGACCTAAATCTCGCTCGTCTTGGAACTCACTCATAATTCGGTTGGTGTGATGTTCATGTTGGAATGAGTCAAAATCTGTTGCCATCTTACCAGCCGTAATTAAACCCACCTCTAAGGCTTTCTGCTGGGCTTCTGCAAACTCCAATAAACCATCAGGGCTTTGCATTAAATCGATCCTAGACTGCTCATATGCGCCTGAGAGGTGTGCAATTGTTCTACGGCCTACTTCACCCCTAACTACATTGGTATTATTAGTCAGAGTTGAGTCTGCGTAACGTGTAAATGCGCCCTTGTTAGGGTTAAATTTAACTCGACCATTATAATCTTTGGCGATCTTGCTGTGGGCTGCTTGGTATTGCTCTAGCATATTGCCATGCGTAGGCGCTCCATTCTCATCAACCCTAGCTTGGTTGTAAATCTCATCTTTTGCTGCACTTGTGTCTCTAGCAAACCCGTTAGATAAGCGACTGTACTCTTCGTCAGTCTCGGCCTTAACGATCTTGGTCTGGTAGTCATTGACCACTTTAGTTAATGCAGAGGTTGTTTTCATCTTTGCATTAGCCGCAGAAGATATAGCGCCTAAACTTATCTGCTCTGCCCCGGGCACACCTGTTTGACTTATTCCTTGGATTCTCACGTTATCTTACCCCACCAATCATTCTTGTTGCCTATGTTGCCTACGTTAGAAATAAGCAAGCTTTCACCTTGGCTGCTCATTGCGCTAGCCTGAGCAGAAGCCCCCGCGCGTCTTGCCGAGGCGGTTCTTGCCCCTTGCTCTGTTGCAAACGATATTTCACGTTCTGCCACATTAGCTGCCTCTGCCATAACCGCAAGAGTAGAAACGCTACCAATATCAACTCCAGCTTTAGCATAGGAAACAACCCTTTGGCCTTGCTCTTGATTATATTGATACCGCGACCGCCTTAACCTCTCCTGTGTTTCTAGTTCAGCTAGTTGGGCGTTCTTCTCGCCAGCTTCACGCATATCAGAGGCGGCACTACTTGCGTCACTGTATTGTTTAGCTGCTCCAACGATTGATAAAAACGTCAAAAAGCTCATAATTAATCTCCCACGCTTAACGTGCCGAACAGCGATACAATATGGCAGGCCAGCGGTAAATCTTGTTCAATGGTAATGCGACCATCCCGGTCGTAGCCTAGATTCTTAATGTTTATATCCTCAGTTGCCGTAGGTTCTTCATTGCCATAGTTTGTGCCGGGTGATCTAACAGGCGGCCTCTGCCCATTAATCTTAGGAATGGCTGAATTATCTAAACGAACAAATATCTCATTCCAGCGTTTCATCTTGCCAAGCGTTGTGCCAGATCCAGCATTAGCGCCCGGGCGAGTAGGTGTTAACTTTGAGACATATTTAAGACCAACCTTAATGCTTGTTGCCGCATAATTTAAGGTAAGCGCACCGCTAGAAACGACTAGATCAGGGTGTACAGCACCATCGGCTGTAATCTGAACAGTCTTGCCCTCTAGGTGAGAAAGTCCCGTCACTGAGCTTGTAGAGCTTCCAGAGTAGGAAATCATACTGTCCATAAAGAAATTAGGGGTGTAACGCTCAACGAACTGCTTTACAGCGCCATTAATTGTGCGCTTAACAACAAGCCAATATTGATCCGGCCCATCCTCTGAGATTACTGCTAAAGATTTGTACTCACCATCTGTGGTGTGCCTATGCCAGCCAACCACTTCTTGAGAAGGATCGTAGGTCAGCATAATTAAAACACCATCAGAACGTAGGCCAAGCAAAAGAGAATCAGGAACGTGAGAGTAACTAAGAGTTGTTAGCCCTCCTTCTGTTATGTGTTCAGCAAGAAAAGTAATATCATCAGATTGAAAACTGTCGCTTTCCCATTTGTAGGCCACATTTCTTACTTGAGTACCAGATCGTTGAATAAAGAATACATCTGAACCCACATAAGCAGGGTGGCCTAGTTTAGATCCGTATGAGGTCTGTCTGCGAACATCAATATTAGTTGGAGTCACCGCAGATTCATTGCCGCCTGTTACTCTAAACTCACCGCCAGAAGTACCGATAATTAGCACTCGTTGAGCGGCTAACCATTTAATATTGTTTACACGATCTGAGGCGATAGCGTAACTAAGGCTGTCATTAGCAGTAGCCCCTAGATCAAAGTTTTCATACTCGCCAGTTTTACTAGCCCAGAATGTTTGAGGTTTAGCTAATGTCCCGGCATACCAAAGTCTTTGTTCATAAAACACCACCGCAGACGGATAGCCTTTTGTGGAAGTAAAAGCGGCTTCTTGCCATAGGTTAGTTGGGTTAGTGTCCTGTGGCATATACGTTAAATCTTTAATGGTGACATTAGCGACAGTGGCAGAAGCAACACTGTTGACCCTGACCCAAACCACTTCGCCTGTTACTACATTCGGAATTGTGTCTATTAAAAAATCACCGCCAATATGACTAGAATTAAACAAAGAGCTACTGGCAGTGATATTCTGAGTCGTAGCAGTTGTGGAGGCAAAAGTGAGCGTAAGAGATTCATCTTGATTAACAGGTAAGAACGGGCCTTTTTTAAATATTTCATCGGCTATTGTCCAGCTTGCATGAGCAAGTCTTGTTAGTTTTCTTGGCTTGTGACTAGGGTGAACGATCCACATTACATCCGCGTTCTGAGCGAACTGTAGTGCATTAACTTGATCGTGAGTGTATGTGGTGGTGATTTCATACGCTGCTGAGTTGGCTTGTATTTGACCGCCATTGGTATAGAACCTTATGTAGTTATTGCCAAACTCTAAAACGTAAGTCTGGTCAACGCTGAACTCAAACGGGATCAGCCTAGTTGTATGTGCAGAGTTTTTGACTTCATTAATAAACTCAGTACCACCACGCCTTTTTGCACCGCCATGAGGCAAAGCAATAAAGTTTTCCATGACTTCACAGCCACTAGAATATTTAGGTGAATCAGTACGGCCCATTAGTCGAGGTGATAGCTCCCCACTTGAGAAACTATTAATAATCGGGGATAGTCTCATGCGCGAACATTCTCCAAAAGAGTTGCAGTAATGTCCTCAGATCCAACCTCCGCACCATCATACATAGCCGCGTCAGTAATGCCCTTTTCAGACATAGCCCACATATCGTTTGCAAGCGATCTATTTTGAGTTAAAGCATAGGCAATCTCTGCCGATATTCGACAAGAAAGCGCAAAAACAAGAGCCGGGTCAAATTGACCGGGATCAGTAATTCGTGCAACGTATTTAATGGTTGCTGTGTCGCTGTTACAGATTAAATTTTGTCCTTCAACCCGGTATTTAGATTCTTCTTTTAAATCTAAGACAGCGAGGCAGTGAGGATCGTTAGGTAGGCTATAAGCCTTTGTAAAGCCAAATACAGGGGCAGTGGATAGTTGAGCAAGGGTTGCCCGTTGAATAGCACAAGACCAAGGATAGGCTCTTAAAATAGCATCCCTTGCGTCTGCGTAGACAGCGTTACAAACATTTGATTCTGTTGATCCGTCAGTTAATGACGTAATTGTATTAGCACCAAGCATGGCTAAGGCCCGATTACAAATAGATACTTCACTAGCCATGACGAACTCCTTGATTAAAAAAAAGGGGCGTATTTCAGCCCCTTGGTTAATTGCGCTAAGAGATTAAGTCTCTGTGCAAAGAACTTCCACAACACATTCGTCTTGAATGCGTGTAGCTCCAGCAACAAATGACAAGTACACTTGATGGGCGTAAGACTTATCGGGACGTAAATCAATCTTAGTTGAAACGTCTTTACCAATACCCAAGCCCATTGCAGATTTGCTAAATGCAAAACATTTGCGCTGAGTTGAATTTAGGTTTAAACGCTCTGAACGTAAGAATTTAAATCCCATAAACGTGTCAATGTCACCTTGAACTAAAGCCTTAACACTGTTGTAGTCACTTGAACTAATCTGAGTTGTAGCTAAAAGATTAGACACTTGCTGTGAACCCAACACAAAGAAGCGTTCTTCGTCTGGATCAAGATCGTTGCCGTCCATGATTTCTTTAGCAGAGATCAATTTAGCTACAGTAAGACCAGCCGATCCGTGAGCAATTTTCTGCCCGGCAGGCAATGCTACGTTTGAGCCAGCACCATCTACAGCGTTACCCGTTGCAGCGGCAATGATTAGGTCGTCTATAGCGCGAGCCATACTGTTAGCACCTGATTTTGCATAATGCGACTCAGGAGTTACCAACATACGAACTTTATCCTCATCGTCTATGAGATCAGCCCAATGATAATCTGTCATTGTGGCAACACGACGAGAGTGTGGTACTTCAAGAACTGGTGTGGTGGTGTGGCGTGAGGATTTCACGATTGCTGCCACAGTACCTAAGCGTTCAAAGTTAAATTTCTCGCCCGTTACTGACTGCTCATTGATTGCAGAGCGTAAGCGTGAACCCTTCTGTTGTGCTAGGTGAATTAAGTTATCTTGGAACTGCTGAACAAATGCTTTTGAAATTGTATTAGCCATGATTCTTCTCCGAAATAGGCAAGTTGAAATTGGCGTTTTGAGCTACCCTTACGGACTCTGAACTGGCAATGACGTATGCTTTGACGAGATGAGAAACGGCCCATCCAACCCATCAGGACTAAAATTAGCTACCCTGTTGGATTAGATGTTCAATGATTTCTACGCGGTTATTAGGAATTAAGAAGCTTCTGGATAAGCTTGTGAATATAAACTTTCCATTTTTTCTACTTCCATATTATGTTGAGGGTGGCCTGCTAGGTTATAAGGGTGTTCTCTGTTCCTTCTGACTTCGCTAATTCTATCTAGCGCCTCATTAGGTGACAGGGTGAAACGATTACCACTTTGAAGCCCGGCAGATTCATCCTCCGTTAATGTCGCCCCAATTTGAGCCATTAGCTTGATCATGTTCGGATTGTTAGCAAGGCCAGATTCTAATAAAAAGCTTTGAGTTTCAGCATCAGCATAGGCAAGCACTGCGTTTTTTGCTTGAGATAGGCGCTCGTCATAAGCATGGCCCCATTCTTTTTTAAGCAGATCATTAGCTTCTTGCATTTGTTGATCAGTGTCTTCGTCTAGCTTCTTGCCTTGTTCTTGAGTGTTTTCTTGCCATGCTTTGACTTGAGCGTTAGATAACCCATTGTCATGCGCCCACGATAGAAAATCAGGATCAGCCCCGTCCACTTGGTATCCATCTGCGCTTTCTGGCCTTCCAAGACGCGAATACATAGCAGCCCGGGCTTCATCCTCGTCTGTTGGTAGGTTTAACAAGGTAGGAACTTTAGCGGTAAGCTTTGAGTTAAAAGCTGTCCAATCGTCTGTGCTTGCATCCTCTCCCGGAATACGGATTGAGCCGCCAGCGTATTGCTGCGCGTCTAAGTATGATTTAGCTAACGTATTTAAATCAGGTATCTGTGATAGGGATTCATTGCCCCTGTACTCATCAGACAATCCCGAATGCCACGACTCTGCCGGAGCCTCTACCATTGATTCTTCACTCATTTTCTTTCTCCATTATATTTTTTATTTCTAGGTATATACTCCGCTGCCCCTCTCTAAAAGCAGTTTCACAAGGGTCTTTGCTGAACGAGATCCGATCACCATAGGCCGATTCCATATTGGCAAGCATTCGCTCACCTGTTTTACTATTAAACAATTCCTTTACGTCTTTACTAAACTGATCCATTAACCATTTGCTCCAATTCAGCAGCTTGAGTAGCCCCGGATAACTCTTGCTGCCCTTGATCTAACTGTTGCTGTTGTTGCTGTTGTTGCTGTCGCATTTGCCTTAACTCGCCTACCTGTTCGTCACCAAGCAAAATATCGGCTGGCGCTCCCAATCGGTCTGCTATTGTTCTGCCTGCTTTATCAACATCAACAATGTCCAGCACTTCCGGGTTAACTTGAGACAGTTGCATGATTCCTTCAATCGCTCTTTGAATGCCTGTTACTTCATCCATTTTTTGAGATCGCGCTAATGGCCCAACGTATTCAATATCAAGATCACCTCCCACTTCCTGTAAGATTTCTGGCATTGGTGGCAAAGCGTTACCACGCAACATTGCATAAAATGCACGTTCAACAATAGGGTTTAAGAACTCGGATTGTAGTCGCCCAAGTGTAGGCCCAAGCAAACGCTGCATTAGCTCATAGCGAACTTGCACCTCAGTTGCCGTCATTTGAGGCCCGTCATTTAGTTCTAGTTGATCTGAAAAGAAAATGCGCCTGACTGACGCGCGAACATCACCAAGCATCAAGGTGTCTGCATTCCAGTTGGTCGCATTTACTATCGGTTCTAAGTTATTCATATCACGCACATAAGTTACTGTAGATGGACGCATATCTATTTTGCCGAGAATGCCGTTCTGCATGGCTTTGAGTGGTGGGTCTATACTCTTTTCCCACGCTTTCATAGCAAGCTTACGGGCTTCGTTTAACGTCTTAATGTCTGGTCGAGCAACCGCACCGGGGCCGAACCCGTAAATGTCCCCGGTAGTTTTTGACCAGCGAGGAACCATAAACGGCAATTCATAATAGCCAGACTCTTTGCATATCTTTTTGTCAGCAACACTAATGAAATAACAAGCCCACGGACGCTGGCTAGGTGGCGCTACCATTGCTGGCTCACCCTTTAGCTCACGCGGAAAAACAGCTTGAATGTAATCTAACTCTTTGTCCGGGTCAGTATCTAAAGCTTTCATTGCCTTTTCACCGCAATCTTTGCCAAACTTTTGATAAGCCTGCCGCGCTGATAATGTAATCTTTCGGAATACTGTATCTATACGACCTTCCACAGACTCAGCAATAACAACCTCAGCTAAATGACACGCCCGGAAATTAAAGCCGTCAAAGTTTGCGTCCTTTGTTTTTACGTCAAATTGCAAAGTGGCTGTGCCAAAACCCACCATATCCTGATAAGCCTCGGCTACTTCTGTAGAGAAATTTGATTTGCTAAACTCTTGAAACATTCCTTTGCTGCACTTCTCAAGCCAATCTTTTGCTTCTTTATCTTCGTTGAGTTGATCTTCACGGAAGCGCAGCCCAAACCACTTGGTTGAGGGGCTTGTAAGCGACCCATGAAGCGATGCTGATAGTATCTGTAACGCGTGTATAGCTGTAGAATCGTAGACCTCAGCGGCCCTTTTAGTGCCTTTCACGCTCTTAGAGATAAAGCCTGCTTTGCTAGGCATTAAATAAATAGCCAGTTCTTCCCACAGTTGATCCCAATTCGACCTATCTGATTTTAATTTGTCGTATCTTTTTAATAAGGCGATAGGGGAAACAGTAGGGGATACGGCTTTATTTTTACTTTTATCGTCATTGTCTTCATACATTTAAACAATACTCATTTGTGATTTTTTGGTGTCTGCATCATCTAGTAAGCCAGCAAACCTAGTGCGTGTGCTATTCATTCGCATCAGCGACAGCCTACGTTTATAAAGTGATTTTAGTTCTTCTGGATCTGTTGTTTCTGCAATTGCTTTGTTGATCTCATCAATGCCCATTGGATCTACAATAGGGGGGGTGTTAGGAACGACAGGGGTGGTGTCTTTAATACCTTCGGGAACTGTTGATGGAGTCACCACTGCTCCCTTACCTAAACCATCACCATTTGTCTTTTTTGCTACCGCAACACCATCCACAAAAGTTGTTGATGTTTTATCGCCTAAGCTAAGGCCAAACAGGCTAGGATCATAAGCGCGAGTGACTATTGACGGGCCACCTTTGTAGTCGTAAGTTGTGTCTTGGCTCTCTCCAAACAATCCGTATTTAGCGCCTACAGTTTTTGAAACGCCACCAACTATGATTCCAGATTTAGTTAAATCAGCTTTCTTTTCGGCAGTCATTGCAGGATCGTCAGTAGCGCCAAGCACAGCCATAGACCCAGTAACACGACTTAAATCATCACTGGCCCTGCGTTGCATATCTGGAGTAATAACTTGATCACCGCTATAGGCTTTCTTCATTCCGATAGCATCTTGCTCAGACTTTAATTCAGCTTGACTAGCTCCTCCAGCTAACCTAGCTGCAAAATAAGCTTGGTTGTAACTGACCTCATCATTACGATATTTGTCATTTTTAATTGCAGACAAAAGCATACTTGGCATACTTGAGTTTTTGTTGGAAGCAACATTTTCTTGGTACGTTGAATTGTCAAACTTGCCGTAATTTCTGGCTGCTAAGTTTGTAGGTGCTACGCTTTTTAAAGGCTTGGCTAATGATGATGGGTTGCTAGTAGCCGCTTTTTTTGAACTAGCTTTGTTCTGTCTAGCTGCCAACGCTGGACTCATTTGCCCGTCACCTTGGCTGTAACTGTTGACTACACTAGGAGCAGGCGCTAAACCATCTCTAAGAACACCACCTTGGGTTTGAGTAATGTTAGTTGAAGCTAATGGCGTAGTTACTGCTTTAGATTTAGTTTTTGTCTTAGGCTTTCGTATAACAACATACGCTCCATTTTTATCGTATTTTGCATTACCTAAGCGTACTTGCTCACCTTGTTTTTTCTGGCGCTTATCATCACCTTTTGCACTTGTAATAGAAGCACCACTCCCTCCACTTCCAAACACATGATCATTACCTGCTGAGAAATAATTTCTTGCCATGACTAAACCCCTAATTTATATCCTTAAACTTTAAGGCACTGCTACGCGGTTATTAGCTTTAATTACGTCACTTAAAAATCCTG